GGGATTAGGTGTGCGGGGATGCGGTAGCTTTGCATTCTCGCTGGTGTGTTGGTGTCCATACGCATAACAATACTCGCGTAAATACGTTTGTCAAGTTGTTTGCAAAAAAGTTTTCGGGCACGCAAAAAAGCCCCGCTCGAATCCGAAGACTCGAGCGGGGGTTTCTGCTTATATTTTGCTGATATCAGCTATTCGGTTATTGGCATGACTCGCATTGCAGGTCATCCATCGGATCGACAGGAACCTCATACTCGCCGCTCACACGTCACCGCGCGAAAGTGCAGCCTGATAGTCGGCCTCAATTTCCGAGTCGGTCAGTCCCGGTGTGATGTTCGGGAACTGATACACGGAGAACGCCGTCACCGCAAGAATGACCGCTGTGATGATGGTTGTGTATTCGGTGGGGATGAATTGCACACCCACAGCAAGTAGACCACCTGCAATGGAGGCAATAAGTTTTGCGTACTCCTGTGCTTTCAACACAAGGTCTTTGATTTTCTGAATCATAGTTTTTCTCCTTTTTATTCCCACGAGTAATCGAAACGGATGACATAAGCGATAACACCGGCGGTGATTGCTGTACCAACTTTTTTGGCAACCACTTGAACAAATTCTCCGGGGTTGACGTAGATGGGTGCGCGGGTGAAGTCGATTGTGCCGCCGCCCGGTTGGGAAACAATGGTGCCGACTGCTTGCCCGGTGGTGATTGCTTGTGTGAATACGGCCAGGGGGACACGTCTGGATGCTTTGGTTGTGGCGTTGGCGAATGACGCTGATTCGGTGGTTGCTAATGATACTGCGGTGTGGCCGAATGCGAGGGAGAATTGTTGGATGGTTGGGCCGCCGGTGATGGCTGTTTGAATGTAGGCCATGAGTGACACCCCAGTGATTTTGAGTCTGCGTCCGGGGAAGGTGACGGTTCCGGCGGGGACTTGGTAGGAGCAGATGATGCCGTCTACGTTGACTCCGAGTGTTGCAGTTTCCCAGAATTGTCCGCCCAAACCTGAGCCGAGTGAAGCTGCGGTGTTGCTTGCGACTGCCGCTGTGGGGTTGGCGGAGTTGGCGTAGTTTGCCAACGACCCCATCGTCCCACCGGACATTCCTTGGTAGGAGCCGTACATTCTGGAACCAACCACACCGAGGTCGTCAGCGAATTGTGCGCCACGGTTGTAGACACGGTAGTCGGTGATTAGTGCTTGTGTGGCTGATCCTGCCGCACCACCGACGATTGCGTGACGGACAGACCACGGGAGGGTTGCTGATTTGACGGGGTATGCGTATCCGGCAGGGGTGTCGATTGTTCCGTAGAGGACGTTGTCAATCCAGAAGGTGACCCCAGTGTTGTTCATTTGGATAAGGTATTTGTGGTTCTCGTTGTTCGCATATGCGAACGTTCCTGCGCCGAGAGCTTCGGGGAAAACTGCGGTAGTTGTTTCCGTACCGTTGTTGTTGACCACACCCTGTAGCCCTGCCGCTGACAGGCGGAAGTACACCCCATCGGTGGGGGCGAATGCGGTGGACGCACCACGCCTAAACAGCCCGAAGTCGATAAGTGTATTCGCGTTTGGCTGTGCAGTGAAGGCGACAGAAGTTTCGCAGACAGTTGTTTGTGTGCCCTGAGTCGGGAACTCAGCAAACGTACCAAAGGTCATGCCAGTGGTGGTGGTGGTGATGTTGCCCGAGTTGGTGAGCAAACCTGTTGCCGAGCATGTGGCTGTCAGTGTGGTAAATGTGTGTGAGTGTTTGCCAGTGTTTTGGGCAGTGTAGTTGAACGTCTCATTATCAAGCATGTTGTCATGTGCGACACGCAACCGAAAATCTGTGTCAACCTCCGGGGAAATCATCACCCGCTGACCGGTAGCAAAACCCGGATCAAGTTCAGAAAACATGCCCTGACCGGCCGCAACACCACCACCAAACGGCACACCATCAGCACCCACACCCGGAGTTACCACCTGAACGTTGTTATCACCATCAACATTCGCGAGCCCTGCCGCACTGTTGCCTGTTTCAATTGCCGCCATGATCTTCTTCTTTCTCTACAAAACTTGATATTGGATAGTGCGTTTCCCGACGACACGCGAGGATGCGTGAGCGGTAACAGTGAACTGGTCGGTCGAAGGAATGGCTGAGAATGTGATTGAGTCCCACTCCCAATCGTCACCAACACGACCGGTAGCGACCTTCCCCGATGGGAGAACAAGAATTTTCGATGAGGCAGTCACACCAACAGATGCAATGGTGAACCGCTTGGACACAATTGGGTTTGATCCGAAATCAATTTCAGTTTCAACCCACGGCACACCCGCGCCCGGCTCCCCCTGAGGGCCAGTCGCCCCTGTTGCGCCAGTCGCGCCTGTAGCCCCAGCGGGGCCTTGCGCGCCAGTCTCCCCCTGAATACCCTGCGGCCCAGTCTCGCCCTGAACACCCTGAATGCCTTGCGCACCAGCCGGTCCTTGTGGGCCAGTGTCGCCCGTCTCACCCTGCACCCCCTGAGGTCCCGCAGGGCCAGTATCACCAGCAACGCCTTGGGAGCCTGTTGCGCCGGTAGGGCCTTGAGGGCCGGTAGACCCCGTAGCACCCGCTGGTCCTGTTGCGCCGGGGTCGCCTTGGACTCCTTGGATGCCTTGGATGCCTTGGTCGCCCTGTGGGCCAGTGTCGCCCTGTGGGCCGGTCGCGCCTGCGGGTCCTTGTGCCCCGGCCGGACCCGGATCGCCTTGCGCTCCGGTTGCGCCCGTTGCGCCCGCAGGTCCAGTGGCTCCGGTGTCTCCAGTTGACCCTTGGGCACCGGTCGCTCCGGTAAGACCTTGTTCTCCCTGAATCCCTTGTGGGCCAGTGTCGCCAGTCAGCCCGGTTGGGCCAGTTGCTCCGGTGTCGCCGGTGGCACCCCTTGGCCCCGGCTCTGCGACGTTGACGACGATTGTGTCTGGCTCGCCGAGGTCAACCTCAATCTCTACAATGTCAGGGTCACCATCAGGAACCTGAATCTCGATTATTGTGGGGTCGCTCATCGGGTAACGTCCGGGGTGAAGCTAGTGCTCCCTCGAAGCCATGTCCGGGGTTCTCCGTCGATGATGGCCTGAACATCCCACGAGCCAGATTCGGTCATGGCGGTTGTCACATCGGTGTCGGCAATGATTCGAATGAGGCCGAGTTCTGGCTCGGATGTGCTGACGTCAAGGTCGATGCGGGCGCCAGAACGAGACTCCCACGTGCAAGCCCAGTCGGTATAGCCAGCGTCCACGAAGTCATAGGGAACGGTGTCTACTTTGAAGGTATAGGTGGGGAAAACTTTGCGATCGCCCTGATAGATCGCGACCGACGGCACAATTCTGACCATTACAGAATCACCGGCCTCATTGTCGCTTCCGGCCATGTCTTTGTGTAAGGGCTCTCGTAGCCGCCGAACGGGATGACCTCGAACAGGTCTGAGGCGGCGGCGGCATCTTCGTCGTCTGCCGAGGCAAGCCACGACTTGGCTAGCTCGGCCATCATCTTCGCGCGCTCGGTCGTCGAGATGCGCAGATCGTCTGTTTGTATATTTACGGCACTCATTGTGAGAATGCCGGCGAGGACTCTATAGGCATAGCCGGTGGCGCGCGTAATGTTCTCGTCGGCCGTCTCGATCAGGGACTCAAGGCTCTGGTCGCTGAAGTAGTCAAAGTTTACAAAGTCGGCCTCGCCCGGATCGAACTCGGTGAAGTTGGTGTCGCCGATGTTGAGCCGCAACTGGCCGACTGAGGTGGTGAGGCTATACTCACGGAGTCCACGGTTTGTCATGATCCCATTGTATTCTGCCGACAGCCCGCTAAATGAAGAAAGCCCTCGCGGAGGAGGTCTCGACGCGAGGACTTTCTTGGGCCGGGAGCGAGAGGAGGGGACTCCGGGGCTTGTGATAATCCTAGCCGGTGTTGCGCGGGCTAAACAAAGAAAACCCCCGGCTTGTGGCCGGGGGTTTTCTCCTTGTCGGGTTTTAGCTGAAGTACGCGCTGGCCTTGAGCTCAGTCACGAGGGTGTTCAGGTATGTCCTGACTGCCGCAAGGTCTGCGAACGAAGCCGGGACTGCCGTGAGCGCCTGTACCGTCAACGCGCCAGCGGGCAGCAAGCCAACGATGACCAACGGCTCGGGAGCCGGTTCACCGCTGACCGCTGCGCGCTGGGTAAGCGCTACGGGCTTTGCCGCTGCCATGACCTACGAGCCCGAACCGTTCGACCAAACGATCTGCTGCTCAGTGATGAGAGCAGAGTTGGTGAACTGGCGGAGCTTGAGGTCAACGGAGTCGTTGTCGAAGTGCGCGAGAGCGAACGGGTCGCCTCCACGGCTTCCACCGATCGGGACACCGGTGAAGTTGTTCACCAGAACCTCGGGAGCGGTGCGACCTGCAAGCTGGAGCTTCACGAGACCCGGACGGCGCGTGGTGCCAGCGGCGGGAACCGCGTACCATGCGTCGGAGTCGGTGATCCACTCGGAGCCGATAACGCCCGTGACGCGACCGAGGGCGCTGTCGCGGGGGAAACGGCGGACAATGCTTCCGTCCTGAAGAGTCAGTCCGTCACGAGCCTTTTGGAGCTCGATGTTGACCATCTCTTCTTGACCGGCCTGAACGACGATGTAGTACGAGCTTGCAAGAGGAATCTTGCGGCTGGTGATCGTGTCCTCACGCTGTGCGATCTGCGAGAAGCCGAGTGCAAGCGCTTCTGCGGAGAACGGGGCGTTGGCGGGCACGGCGGTTCCGGTCGGGAGGTAGGTCCCTGCCGACAGGTCAGATGCCGTGGTGACACCGGACTGAAGAGCGTCCATGACCAAGAACTCGTCGGTGTCGAGTGCGACATCGAGCATCTGGCCGGGGAGGTTCCGAACGGTCGGGCGAAGCTTGGAGATGATGCGCTCCAGCGACAGACCGAACTTGAAACCACGCTTTTCGAGCTTGGCGCGAACAGCCTCTTCTGCGAAACCGAAAGCATACACATAAGTGTCAAGCTCTGGGACGAGAGGAGAAATGCCTGCGTTACCCTTGGTGTCCTTGCCGTACTTCAGGTTGTCGAAGTTCGGGACGAAACGCTCGAAGGAGGTCTCGCTGAAGTCGTCAACCGTCTCGATCGCGGCGATCTTGTCCCAGTTACGCGGAGCGGCATCGTACTCAGGAAGGTTCCTGACGTTGATAAGCTGCGCGAAAGACCAGGGGGCGTCCGACGTGGTGAGGGTTTCCTTGAGTTGCAGTGCCGCACGCTCTCCAGCAAAGCCGCCGACGAGGGAACCCTCGACAAGCTCTGCCATCTTGAGGTACTTGGCCTCCGAAACGAAAGGAAGGACTTCAAGGCGATTGCCACAACTGAGGTCAATCTTAGCCATTAGATAACTCCGATCTGGACTGGGGACGTGGTGCCGACGATACGGCCGTCGTCAATACGCCCGAAAAGGGTGTTGCCAGACGAGGTGAGCGTCAAGCTGGTGATGACACCAGAGGACACAACGGCATAAACCGCGGTGCCCTTGTCAGTGCCTGCGCCACCGGGGATGGTCTCGCCTGCCGTTACACCGGTAACGGCGTAAAGGAAGGTGCCATCGAAGGCAACGACTGCTCCGAGGTCTTGGTTTCCGATTCCACCGATCGGGATGCCCGACTGGGTGGTGCCGTCTGCAAGAGTGCGCGATCCAGTTGCGTCGCCAGCCGCGGTCAGCGTAAACGCTGGGCGGAGGCTGACTGGCTCAAGAACCGGCACACCCGCGAGGGTGCCCGTTGCGACAAGAATCTCGCGGGTCTGGTTTTCCGTGTACTTACGGAACATGTTGGCAGCCATTGCTTACCAGCCTTTCGGAAGTGACGCTGATGCGTCGCCAGTCGCCGACTCGCCAGCACGGGCAAAGCCGCCACTGGTTTCTGCAAGCGTCTTGAAGGCTGTTGCGACCTTGACGGCCTCGGCAAGCCTTGCGGTGATGTCCTCGCCGTTGGATGCTGCTTCGAGAAGCGGCTCCGACTGCTCGGGCAGGAGCTCAGCGGCCTCAATGGCCGATGCTTTCTCCTTGTAAGTTCCAAGCGCTTCTTTCACCTTGTCGGCGATCGCGTCGAGCGCGGCTTTGGCGTCAGCCTCGGCCTTGATCTTCGCGTCTTCGGCAACCTTGAGGGCAGCCTTCGACTCAGCGATGGAAGCGTCGAACTTGGCGGATAGATCGGCGATAGCCTTTTCCAATTCCACGTTCATTCCTTCTTTCTGGGTTTTCCTGTCAGCCGAGGCGGCTGGAGGCTTGGGCGAGGCGGCGCGTGCCGACTCGTACATCTTCTTAGTCAGAGCAGAGCCCTCACGCCCTGGAAAAGCGACCATATCTACGCCGTTGGCGATGTCGGGAATCAGGGAGGTTACATTGCCCTCGTCATCTGATTCACCCATCATCCAGATAGAGAGGTCGGCTTGACCGGCTTCCGCCAGTGCTTCCACCACTTCTTTCCAGTGTGGAAGAACCTCAATCTCGCCGATGAGGCCGCGGCCGGGTTCGTAGCGAACATTTTCCGGGATAAAGCCCCACTGGTCGCGCGGGTCACGCTGGTCGGTGGCCTTTTCGGGGTGCGTGAAAAAGTTCTTGCGACGTGAGGTGGCGAAAGCCGCTGGGCCATATTCGGCGAGCACGGATTCGCTGTAGAATCCGCTGGAGCCTTGCCCTGGCGTGATTAGAACCGCTTCCCAGAGATTTCCCTTTTTGGCGACCTCAATTTTCGAGGACTCGATGAGAGGCTTACGTGTCATAGAAATAATCGTACCCGACGTTTTGACGGCTAAAACGGGGTGTTACCCATTCTGTGCCGCCACAATCTCGCGCAACACTTCTTCAAAAGTGGCGCTCGCGCTGGCCTGTTGCGCGCCGTGGCTTTCAATAAGAGTTTCAAGTTTGCCCATTATTGCGACCATCTCGCCGATTCCGTCAGAGCGCATGTCTCCCGCGGACGGCGTTTGGCCTGCGCCTGTTGATTGGCCTTGGCCGGGGGTTGTCTGCGTTGTGGTGGAGATACCGGAGCCTTCGGGGTCGATGTCCCTGCGGGCAAGGCTGGCTTCATTGTTGGGCAGTAGCACGCCGGTCGGGACTGTTACGTCCTGCTCGGCCTTGCCCTCAACCCTTGCCTTCATTTCCTTGGCTCCATAGAGACCCATGCCCCAACGGATTACCTCAGCCTGAAGGGAACGCAGAAGCTCAGTTGCGTCATCGTATGGCGTGAACTCAACAGTAAAGTCCCTAGCGCCCATCCACCTGAGAACCCTTGTGTCATACTCGACGTGCTCGTCACGGCGGGACTCCATTGCAAGCCGAGTAGGAAGGTCAAGAGTCTGGGCGCTTCCGTAACTCGAACCAGACGCTCCAGGGTCTGAAGAAAAGGCAATTACCGACAAGTCCAATGCCGCTGCGGCAGTTGCCACAACGAACCTATAGCTGTCAAATTGGTAGCCCTTCCCGGCACTCGACATCGGCACAAGGTCGTTGACCCCGCCGACGGAAGCAGTGGCGCCCGGAGTTTGCGTGGTCGCCAAGGCGAGCGCAACATTCTCCCCGCCTTTGCGGCTGTTTGATGCCGCCTTGAATGCGAAAGAGGCCAGAGCGTTCGACATCGTAATGCCGTTCATGGTTAGGTCTCGAACAAGGCGAGTCCAGATGAGCGCGGCGAGAGCGTCGGGGGCACCGAGGGCATAATCGTCAACGCTGTTGGCGATCAGGTCGAACGCAGTCAGGTCTTTCCGAACCTTGACCGGTTGGCCGCCTTCGAGGGTGATGCTGTCTTTGCGCACACCGGTGTAGTGGTCTACATATACCCACTCGACCTTGGTCTTTGTTTCCCCGTTTGATTCGTTGAAAACCCCGTAGGTGCGCTGGTAGGCGATGATTTCCGACTTGCGCTCGGGGTGCCTAGCGTACTCGGTAATTTCCTCAAGCGGGATAGCCTCAAGCTCTTTGGTGCTGTTGTTGCCGAATGCAAGGTAAAGCCCGCTGGTAAATAGCGAGGTCTCGCGCTTGCGGTAAGCCGACCGGCCGAAGAAGTTCCGTTGGTTATGGGTGGTATCGATCTTCTCGCGGATGTTTACCGCGCCCTGCTTTGGCTTCGGCAGTCGGTAGTGGATGCCACCCTTCAGAATGTAGGAGTGGCGGAGCATGAGGCCGTGTTTGATGTGCGGGTTGCCGACTCTCGCGTTCTGAATCTCAATGTTCCACTTTTTCAGGTCGTCCAGCGACAGCCCCTCGTCGTCTGAGGAGCCCAAGAGCTTGAGCCACCCAAGGTCTTCGCGGCTTAGCATCGCCATCGCGGACGAAAGATTCTCTTGGAGATAGCCATTCCGGTTCGCCAACTCCTCGGTTCTTGCTACCGCCTCGGTGAGCCTCGCAGAGACCTCTTCGAGCGAAAGTGTGGGCTTTGTGGCGACCTGTTTTGACATATAGACAGAATACCGCGAGAAAAGACGACTAAAGCGGCCTACAAGGGGTAAGAAGCATCCAGCCTGCTCAGGCCGAGCATGTCCCACGGCGATTCGACCACAATGTCGCCTTTAGAGAGGTGCCCCATCACATTCCCCGTCAGCGGAGAGGTGTCCGCCATCGCGTAGATCGCAGCATCGGCGTAGTCCGGGGAGCCAACGCCGCGCTTGCGCATGTCATCCTTGGACTCAATCAGGATCGCCCCAAGGCCAGAGGATTGCTGCTTGTACTCAATGCCAAGCATTTCTTCTTGCAATTGCTCGTCGGCAATATCAATGTCGATCTTTCCTGCGGCCAAAAGACGCTGGAACTCTGAGTACCAGTACGCGCGAGTGTTGTACCACTTGCTTCGGTTGGGGCTGGCCGCTCCACCAAGCATCCCAATCACTAGGTATCGCCCCTCGGCGAGCTCGGCAACGCGGTCAACGATTGGACCACCAAGGCCGGCGGAGTCAATTCGGACTTCAAGCGCGCCGTTTGATAGCGCTAACTCATGAATCTTGTCGGCCGTTCGCATGGCGTTTTTTTCGTTCCACGCCGCGACAAATCTAAGCCGACCATTTGTGTTCGAGTAGACAGTGTTCATGTCGCCGAACTCCGAGCGGGAAACGTCCACGCCGAGTACGGGGCGCGAGCCTTGGTCTACAGGTATGTCGGTGTCGAGACCAACGGCCATATCCTCGACTGATACCAGCGTCGGCCCCATGTCGAATGCGAACTCACCGAGGACGCGGCTGATGTACTTTGGGCTGGTAGAGGACTTCTTGCCGGTCTTTTCGTCAAAGTAGACCCCGCCCCACTCGGCGAGCTTGTCGTCAACGTATGACTGGTCAACCAGAGTTTCTAGAACTTCAATGGGCAGTCCCTCGCCACCGTGGAAGTTGGGGCTATCAAACACAGTGATCGTGTGCTTACTCCAGCTTGTGATGGCGTTCTTGAATATCTTCGCCACATAGCTCAGCGGGTTCGTGGGGTTGAGGATCAGGAACCTCCGGCTGGTCGCGTTAGAGGTAATGTTTCCGAGGTCGTCAATCAGGGACTCAGTAAGCCCGACAGCCTCGTCGCCGACGGCCAGAACATAGCGAGCGTGGATACCGCTCATCGTGTCCTCTTTGTGCTCTGGCGGCTTCGCGCCGTAGCCAAGCTCAATTCCGCTCTCTAGCCTCCAGTGAGCCATTGAGGTAATGTATCCAGGCAATGCGTGGTCAATGATGCCAGCGAGGTGTCGTTGCTGGCTGAGTTGCCAGAACTTCCTGACCTCTCGCCAGACGATCGCGTTGATCTGCTTACTGGAGGGTGCCGTAGAAACAACGAAGCATCCACCCGGCAAGTCCCACCGAGTATCGACCCACCAGCAAATCAAAACTCCAGCTAGGAAGGAATTGTGCGTCGGGATCATTCCATCGCCAGCCAGGAATAGATGCGACTCAGAATCGACTTCGATGCACTGAGTGAGCACATTCTCGATCCTCTCAATCGAGACAATGGCGCGGATAGTGCGACGACTGTTCTGGGCGGCACCCGGCTTCCAGCGTGCCGCTTTCCGTGCCAACCTAAACGGATTGACGTCTGATCGGAAACTTAGGTCGTACACCTTCGAGATGTACCGACCATCCAATGTTGCGTCACTCGTGCGAAGAGTGCATTTCCAGCCAAGGGAGACAATGAGTTCCTGTACGTCACGAGCCAATTCGATCTTGGTGGATGTAAAGGAAGTCAGGCCACGGGTGTCAACGGTTCCGTCGGTGTCCATTAGCCCACGAAGAAGCTCGATTCGCTGGGCCCGAGACGCGCGCAAGTATGGGGCTGGGATATGCTTGTTCTTGAGCACATCCGCTTCGCGCAACCTGCGCTTGAAGTCACCGTCACGGATTCCCGACTCAAGGTAGGTAGACAGCGACCACCCGTAAGGCTGGGAGGGCATGCGAATCACTGTTTCACCGCAAAGTGCCATGTGATCCACGATCTGCCGATCCGCGGGATGAACGGTCATGTTGCTGCCCCCGGAATGCCCATCTCCGAGCCATGCGCCGAGCACATAGGGGGAGATCGCGAAGGCGGTATCCGTGCCCTCGAATCCCTTGGCGACAGGAATGCGCCATCGGTTCTGTCCAAGATGATTCTTGATCCCATCGGCGAACATCTGCTCGGTCGAGACCACGGTCGACCTATCCCAGTGCTCACGCCAGTCATGGATGGGCTCATGCCTGAATCGGATGCGCCTATCCGCCAAATCGAGAACATTCCACTCGTGCTGCCCCGCGGCGACAATCTGATGACCATCATCGAAGGTGACTCGATAGCTATCCGTATCCCAAACTTCAGACTTGGCCGTAACGGTGCAAGGGCTTCCCGTCTCATCGAACAGATGGTCACCCACCTTCACGTCAGCCATCGTCGTCCAACCGCTAGGGGTCGGCAGTGGGGTATCTAGACTCAGCGCCTTGCCGACCTCGTGCCCCGCCTTTACGACGACGTTCTTGTCGGTGACGACAGACATCGCCACCTCTGCTTGCTTTGACCACAACTGAATGCCGAGATGGTCTTTCGCCCACAGCACTGGGTTGTTGAAGTATTCTGCCGACCGAAGCTTCCGGTCATACTCTTCTACCGCAGAAGCAAATACGCTTTCGCTTAGGCCGTCATTCACTGCTCTATCGCCTCATGCTTATCAAGCTCTATCTTGGCCTCTAGAAGCCCATCTCTCGCGGCCTGATCCCATTCGTCAGAGTCGATCAAGCCGCCAAACTGTTGCTTCATGTGGTTGAGCGCGATCGCATAAGCCCGAGCCATGATTTTGCCCTGATTGCCGTAGAGGGTGTTGAGGTCAGTGCTCGTTGCCTCCCGCCTCTTGTCCAGCCGACCGGCGAGCTTATCGAGCACCTTCACCTGAAGCGTCAGGTTGTCGTTGTCTTCATAGCGCTCTTTGAGCGTAGCTAGGATGCGACGGAGCTCAAGCATCAACGCCTGATCTTCTTCGGCCGCGGTCAGCCAGTCTTTCATCTTGAATAGCTGCTTGATGCGGTCTCCCGCCTGCGCTGGAGATACCGCTCCGTTCAGCCGCTCGCTGATTTCCTCCATGCTGCAACCCTCGGCCTTGAGCGCGATCAGCTTCGCATCAAATGGCCTTACTGGCAGGGTCTCCACCTCTTTTGTCATCCCCCCAGTTTACGGCAACGGGAAAAGGCTTATACCCGACTGGATATAAGCCTTTGCCTAATGGTGTTTTCGCGATAACGGCATGCGATCGCGTTTTTCCGATTGCTAGCCGGTCAACCGCTTTCCGGCCGGATGGCGGGCAATCGCCTCTTGCCGATGCTCGTCGCGCTCCACAAACTCTGTGCCAAACGCACTGGCTTTGCTGTAATTATCGAACGGGAGCGTCGCAACGACTTCACCGTCGATAATGAGGTCAAGTAAGCCGTCTGAGCCTACTTTGAACGCGCGCGTCACAACACTACCGCTATCAGTAGTATTGCGCCGAGCAATATTGCGGCGAATGCTATTGCCTCTGGCGGAGTGAGCCTTGGGTCTGGGTCGTAGGTGCTCAAAACGGCACATCCTTTGCCTCTAGCTCCAGCCGATCCCGCTCCCACTCAAGGTACGCGATCGCCTTCTGGATGTCCTGTAGCTCAGTGCCCTTGTATGGCGCGCGCAGAATGTACTTCAACGCATTGCCCCGCAAAAAGCTCTCGTGGCGGGTTATTTCGATCACCTCAATACCGCTGGGATGGCTCTTGTAATGGGCTGGTTCGCGCACTGGGTCGCTCATTTTTCCTCCTTGTTGTTGCGTGAATCGGTCGGTTCTGGGCTCACATTGTCGATGTAGTGCTCAAGCGCTTTCTTGATAATTGCGCTATCTGTGATGGTGTTGGTGCGCGCTTTGAGCCGATTAAGCGCGTCACTTTGTTGCTCGGTCACGGAAACGGTGATGACCCGTTTCTTGAAATCGTCTGGCTTAGAGAACTCGTTAGCCACGGTCAGCCCCCTCACTGCTGGAATCCTGTGATTCTGGCAAAAGGGCCGTGCGGGGGTCGAGGTCTTCCACGCCCCGGATTAGAACGCGAGCATGTTCACCACGGCCGTTCCATCCGATTTCAATAGCTCGATCGATCGCGTCTTGTGGGTTGGTGGCGAACACAGTAACCGGCTTCCCGTAACCACTGTGTCGGTTCATTGGGTAAACGACCGTGTTGTATTTTGCGAGTCTTGCTTCCGTTGCCATTACTGGCCCCCTTCGTTGTGGGAATCTGTTGATCGTGGCTCCCAAAAGTCTCGGCAGGAATTGTCTTGGCAATGCCCTGGAACATGCTCCCTCAACATCCGGCCGTCGCCGTAGGAGCGCCAGCCGCTTTGCGTTTGTACGAGAATCATTGGTCAGCCACCGTCCGCCCGGCAAGGTATCGCGCCAAATCCCACGGGTAAACTACTGGGCCATGCGCAATGCCACCACACGCCTCTTCATAGTTTTTTGTCTCGTGATTGTAGGACTGTCCTTGGCACAGGCACATCGTCTGGCCGTACATCCATCGCCAAAAGCGGTCTAGATCATTGCCCAGAATCTCCTCCAGTTGGCTCTCGGTGTAGCCATAAGTGCAATCTGGTTCTGGGATCATCTCGAAAAAGCTTCCCTATATCCAGCAATATACGCAGCCTTTGCTTCGTTGTAGTCTGAAGTGCCCCTTATCGGCCTAAAAATTCCTCGCCTGCCCTCGTAATGTTTTTCCCACGCTTGCTCTGCTGTCATCATCTCCGCCACCACCTCTTCCTTGTCTCGACCCACTCGTACACGTCGGCTGGTGTGCCAAAGTGAATGATGGGGTTGTCGTTTGTTCTGCCGACCACGCCAGTCCCGGCCATCGGCATGTATTCATCGCACATTGGTGGCCTCGAATCGGACAAGGTTCGACATGCTCTCGCGCCTACTTCGGCCGGTTAGCCCGGACTTGAGGACAACCCCGAGCGGGTCAATCCGGGACTCGATCGCGATGACCTCCCACGTCAAGGCTCGCCCGTTGATTCGGACGTAGGTTCCGACGTCAATCATCGCTCATGTCCTGTGCCGCAATCAGCCACAGCCCTCCGAGGGTTGCCTTGGCTGACACGATTGTAAGTCCTGCCAGTAGCAGGCCAAGCCACAGGTCGCCGGTGGCGAATAAAATTATCGCCCCACCTAGGCAGCCGATAGTTGCGCCGGCGGATACGGCGGTCAGGATGCGGAGGGTCATTTGACTGCCGCCAGCAACACCGAGCCGTCGTCAAACCGGTGCGCGTGGTACTGCTTGAGCGGGTCGAGCCACTTCATGAGCGTCACTCGCCCGCGGCTGTCGATCGCCGGAACGCCGACGAGGGTCTGGGTTGTGGGGGTGTAGGTGTCGCTCACGATGCCTCCTTGTCGAGTCTTTTGATTTCTTCTTCGGCCGCGCTGGTGGCCTCTTCCGGGGTTAGGCCAATCCGGCCCGAGCACAGGTGCCTACCGCACCAAATATCGACTTGCCACATGGGAACGTAGCCGTCTGTCAATATTTGGACTGGCTCGCTCGCCCAGTGCGTTTCTGCCTCGCTCACGCTGGCGCCACCAAGTACTGAACTCCGTCAACTGTGGCGTGGATGGTGTCGATGCCGAGTAGATCGCGGGCGGTCTTGATCGCGGCTTCGAGCTCTGCGGTTAGCTCTTCGATGGTTTTCATTTGTGTGGTCTCGCTTTCTTCTTCTTCTGTGTGGATCGCCGTAACTAGGCTGGTAATTCTAAATGTTGCATGGCCTTCGCCGAGCGGCTGGAGGATCAGGTTCATGGGCTGGCCGACTGCTATCCCCTCCGGCTCGCTCAGGATTTGCAACCAGTCGCCGTCACGACGCAACGCGCCCTCTTTGGTCTCTCCATCGCGCAGGCGCATCACCCGGCCTTGGTCGAACAGGTAAATGCTTCCGGTCTCAGTTTCTACGATCATCGTCTGGCCTCCTCTTTGTTGGAGTGGTCAAAACCGTAGAGGTCTGGGTCAACTGCCAAATTCAGCCCCGCCCCATTCAGCCTGACGATGATACCGTCAATCCGTGCCTGAACAGCATCTCGAAACTCTGGCTTCATGTTGCGGTAATACTCGGGCTGCCCAAAAAACTCATCCATCACAAGCTCTTCGTATTCACCGGTATTTTTGTTGATCGTGAAGTTTAGCGATGTGTTGTCGCCAACTCGATCGGTGAAGTACCAGAAACCTTCACGGTGGTCGGTAAAGCCGAGGGCGCGCATTGCGTCGTCGGTGAGTAGTGGTGTTGTTCCGTCGGGGTCGTTCATCGCTTCCAGCCTCTCTTGAGTAGGTAGTCGGCAATTTCGCTGGAGGCGACCAACCCGAGTATCGCCCTCGCCGCTTCAATGTCCCCGGCCAGCCCAGCGCGTCGCTTCACAATGCGCTCCTCCTCTTTCTCCCACCAGCGCGCGAGGGCGAGCTTGCCGAGAGCTTCTTCGTAGTACAAGTGGGATTTGGTCTTGCCCTCGTTGCGCTCGGTGCGTTCGCCGATGCCGATAGGCAGGGTCGGCTTACCGTTCTTCTCGATGACCTCGGGCATGTCCTGAGCCTCGAAAACCTCGTAGCCCCGGCCTTGGAGCGCGGTTATGATGTCGATTGTCTCGACTGGGAAGGCATGCGTGTAGTCTCCGGGCACTGGGCCGGTCGGTCTGATTATGGTTGTGCTCATTTTCCTTCTTTCCTGATCCTCTTCTTGGCTTCCTTGGTGATTCTTCTCTCGCGGGCTTCTCGGCGGAGGCGGTGTACTTCGCGTTCGATGTCGGCCTCAAGTTGCTCGGCTTCGTTTCGGGGGTACCAGCCGCGAGGATTGTGGCCTGCGTCTATCGTCACTTGCTCGTGATAGACGATTACGTCGTGGCCTGATGCTGGGATGATTCCGGCCTCGGGGGTCGCAGTCCATCTTGGCAGAGTCAGCCCGTCTGGCAACGGCCGAATCGGTGGGACTGGAGTCTGGTCTGGATACGCTTCCGGGTCATGGTCGTAGCTCATCCGATGAACTCCCTGTCGATGATCCGCTGGACTTGGCCGAGCGTCCAGACCTCGCCGTCGGCGCGCATCCGGTCGATGCGGTTGTTGATGGCGCGGGCTGTTTCGGCTACTGGTTCGAGTTTGGTGAATGGGGCGTATGCGGAGGCTTCTTCCCCGCTGAACTCGATGCCTTTGCATTGCCATGTACCGCTATCCCAAAGCTCCCATACGTCGCTACTTCGGTCGAGGTAAAAGCCGGGTGGCGCGAATAATTGGGCGGTTGTGGTCACTTCACCACCTCGCCCTTGTACTCGTCGGAGGCGGACTTGAGGGTGCGGAAGTTGATGGCCTGTTGCATCTTCTCAAGCTCCCAAGTGCCGTCACCGGGGTCGGTGTACTTGTCGAGGAGCGCTGGTTCTAGGGTGGTGAGGGCGGTGATGAGTCTGTCTAGGTGCTCAGAGCGTTGATTTGCCTCGATCAGGCTGCCCTGAATCTGGCGCACCTTTTCTTCTTCTAGCGCCTGTTGCTGCGACCGGTAAAGGTGGTTTGAGTGGTATCTGTCCTCCAATATGTTGATCCTGTCACGTAGCTCCCGCTCTTTTTTCTTGCTAAGCATTTACTTGTCCTCCTTCTCTCGGTGGTTTGTCTTGCTGTTGCCAGCGTAGCACAGGTTGGGGTGAATACCCAATTGGGGGCGTTGAATTGAGGGGATGGGGTGGGAAAATTTTTAGGGATGTGCGATCGGTACGGTGGATCGTGTGGTTTTGGTCTGGTAGATGGGGAGGGGGTGGATTGGGGGTGGTGTGGGTGAGGGTGGGGGAAAATGCGCGGGGTCTCCCCGCCAGCCGCCCCCTCCGCCGGCCTTACCACAATCCGTTGTCTTTGTCTACGTTTATAACGATATCGTTACCTATGCCCTATTCGCCCCATTCTCCCCGCTCCCCGTGGTACACTTGACCATGACCAACCAACCGAACACACCGGGAGCTGATCGCATGACAACACTTGAACAATTCCTCAATGAGCACGCGCTGGAAACGGCGCGCGAATTCGGTATCGAGTCGCGCTCTGATGGGCAAGGCACAGCCGACAGCGCAACCGGCGCGAGTGGCGCTGATATTGTGCAAGCTGTGCGCGACTACACCACTGGCTCAACCGTTAGCAATGCCGATATTCTCACCGCGTGGCTCGATGGGTACAACTCGGAACTGGCAATAGCGCTAGTTCAACAGTGGACAGATGGGGCTGTACCCCCCCATGCATTCGCAGACGATAGCGACACCAACCACACCGCTAGTTCTGGCATCTATTGTGCTGTGTGCTCGCATGAGTCGGCTCACCCCGCACACATGTCTGCCCCCCGCCACCGTGCAGACACCGCGCCCGACACCCTGCCCACGCCCCTCCCATCTAGCCACGTCGTAGGCATGTACCCCGTGCCTAGCGTGCTCCCAGTGGCACCAGAGACAGAGCACTACTCATTCGGGGCGGGTGCGCTGTGAGCGCCCCCGTGACAGTCTGGGCGGATGGGTTCGCCCGGTGGCACGCAGAGACAGCAGACAGCCCCCGTGCCCTAACGCGGTGCATTGAGGCTATCGCCAGCGAGCTACACGAGCGCGCCCCGCGTGGCACGATGTACAGCGACACCCTCGAATACGTGAATTGCAACATTGTTTCTGGCACGCCTAGCGCCCCCGGCCTTATTCACATGATTGAGTACGACCTTACCTAGCCCCACAGCCCCCTAAGCGCACACACGGCGCTACGGCTCGACACCATTGGGGGGCACCGCTCCACAAGCAACGGCCAACCGGCCACCAATTGGAGCTGAACAAAAGGACAGAACACAATGGCAATGAAAAGCACAGAATCCAGGGCACTCGCACAAGAACGTCGCACGGCCGACAAGATGCTAACGACCACGCGGCACACCGCGCGCATGGCCAAGTATTCGCCTACTCGCGGGAATGCGGGGGCGTGGTAATGGAATACGAGTACACCGACAAGCTCACGGGTGAACCCCTGAGCGACTACGACCTTCACGAGCGCTACGACGAGATGCTCAATGAGTGCTTTGAAGAGACAACAATCGCCGGACTGTCCTACGACACGGCGCGCGCCCTAGGGCTTGTTGACCCTATCGCCTATCGTTGTGGGTTCAATGACTGGCTAGATTCTGAGCTGGGCGAAACGATCGAAGAAACCGGGCAGTAGCTCACCCCCCCTAGGTCACTGTAAGGCTGTGAGCGCGACTCGTGATCGCGCTAGGGGACTGTGCCGGTTGGCACTATTAGAAACGATTGGAACGGAACAAACCATGCATGACAAAGACTATGCAGCAAGCCCTAGCGAGTTGTGGGCAGCCACTAACGCAGCCCTAGAGTGCCTAGAGTGGACAGAGCACAACGAAGAGAGTAACGACCTTGACGGCTTCTATTTTGACGATGAGTCGAAGGCGCTTATCCACGAAGAGCTCTCCCACTTCATCACAGAAAACAGCGAAGACTTGCACGGCCTGGAATACTCGCAGATCGGCCACGACTTCATTCTCACCCGTAACGGGCATGGTGCCGGATTCTGGGATAGGGGCTTAGGTGAGGCCGGCGAACGGCTCACAGCCGCTACAAAGCTCTACGGCAGCATCACTGCCTTTGAGCTCAACGGCGCGCTAAGAGCGGAGGCTTGCTAGTGATAACCCTGGACGATCAAGGCCAATTCACAGACGGCGTAAAATCGTTCGGCATCTTCGCCAAAAAGCGTGGCAAGCGCTGGCAGTACCGAGACAGCGAGGGCAAGCTCTATGCCAGCGGCATGACCCCCGCCGCGTTCGCCATGTCCTTCTGGTATCGGGACGACTGGCAAGAGCCAACCGAATAACCCACAAGTCGAAACCCCGTGAGGGGTCGCTAGGTGTCCTCCTAGCCTGAAGAGACGAGGGAAAGATGCAAAAATCTGGAGATATGTGCAGTTTTGGGCGTGGTTTGGTGCCCGCTCACTACGTCACACACTACCGCTGTGACGATCACGCGGATGGAACGGTAACCGATTGCATCACGGGCAAGATTGTGCAGAGTGCCCCCGTAGGCGCTCTCCGGGGTTTTTATCGCCCTAACAACACCTAAGCACCTAAACCCCATGAAAACGCCTGAGAATGGCGCTGAGAGAGAGTGAGACACGAATGCCCCCGTACTGCGAGAAGCACGAGCGGTTCTATAACACCATATCCGCCACGGCGTTCTGTGAAGAATGCTTCCGTGAAGAGCGCCGAAACCGTGAAGAGCTCCAAGCCAAGGCCGAGAAGATCGCGGCAATGCGTGATGCTTGCGCACAAGTCCGTGGCTACATGCCAAACATCCAAGAATGTCTAGCCATGATCGATGCCCTGGAGGGTCAAGAATGACCCCGCGTAGATCGACCGCGGCGCTACCCGTCGAAGTCGAAATTGCATTCCAGGATGCCAGAACGACTAAGGCACAGCGCAATGGCTACATTCAAAGCCTGTTCGAGGCCGGATGGTCAAGAAAAGCCATTGCGGATGTCACCGAAATTGGCGTCCAGAGAATCTGGCAGATCGCGACCAAAGACAATCTCAGCCCACAACTCGACCCCGAACGGTTTCCAGTACCTAAGCCGCCTGAAAATCGCTCTGTGACGCTCTCGTGGACGAATAAGAGCGGTCTAGGGGGTCTCTACGCCAGAAAGACGAGCTTAGAAATGGCTATCAGTCAGATCGAGAGCTCCACCATGTTCAACACAATCTGGTGGATTGACAATCAGCCGGCCACGACCAAAGAACAGCGAGACCAACTGTGAAAACCACGCAGACAATCATCGTTTTGAGCTTCACGGCCGCATTCATTTTGGGCTGCGGCTTGATTGGAGCCTGGACGTGAAAAACGTCCAGAGACTCTACTCCCTGTATCTCTTACCAACATAACCATACACTTACACATCGATACTTAAGAGACTACAGAAACCACCTTCCTTGTTCAACAACGCCAGAACTGCGTCGATAATCTCTGAGTTTGTCGGCGCGATGCCGTGCTCTAGCTGAGTCCAGTCGAGAGCGTCCAGCGCCTCTTCCAGCGCTCTCCGGTC